AAAACAATAAACCTTGCAGGACAATTAAGTACCTGATCCTGTGTCTGATGTGGTATCGGCAGAATTAGTTCTTCTGTTTGCGTATCTGACAACAATTTCCTGTTTTACTTTATCGTTGTTTTCGTTCTTCGTTCCATCACTCCATTGGCTTCTAAACCTGTTGATCATGTTCAACCTCCAAATCCTATCGTTGAAAAATGGTATTTCATTTATCATTCCCATTCGCCCTATTCGTTCCCACCATGCCATACTTTTTGCAGTTCCTATACTCTTGGCATCGGAAAATTCTGCGTGAACCTTCGCCCATTCGTACAATGTATCAATATTGACATCCACAATTCCTGCAAAAGAATCAAAGGAATATCCTTCTGCCATGTGATCAATCAGCTTCTGACAGTATTCTTCTTTATACTTGGTTGGTCTACCTACCCTGTCCACGATAATTTCTTTCTTTTCTGTCATGTTTATTAAATGATTTCTTTGCTTTACCTTCCTTTTTCTTTCCGAAACTTACTTTTACTTTGTCGTTGCTGCCTTTTTTCATATCCTTTCATACATTTTTGCCCATTCTGTTGGGATTGCTAAATCTTTATGTTTCCTGTAACCAAGTGTTGCAAAAAATGCATCCCATTCCTGTGGTTGTTTTACATTGATGTGTCCCCATTCTTCATCAAAGTGTGACTTATGCGGTGTGCTGCTGAACAGAATCCATTTTGGCTGACCTTGCTCAAACAGTCCGATGATTTGATTATCTGTCATGTGTTCGGCAACCTCAATGAAAAGCATGATGTCAACACTTTTTAATTTGCTGATGATCTTTAGTTCAGGTAACTTTATTTTTAAATAGTCTTTGTGTGCCTTGAATTTCTCAATTGCTTCGACTTTGAATCCATAATCCATTGCTGCCTTTGCATATGCACCAACTCCACATCCGTAATCTATCAAGGTTGATCCGTAACCATTCAGTTGTGCAATGGTATGTTTTGCCAAGTCCAAAAACTGCAAGTTGTCAAGGCTGATACCATGATCCAACTCGTATTGCAGAAATTCTTTATCAGTATATTTTGCCATAAATTTCTATGAATCTTTGATGTGTTTGTTTTAATAGTTCGATATATTCTTTTTTATCACCATATCTTTCATGGCACATCCGACATACTGCCATCAGATTTTCGATCTTGTCTTTATCTTTTCCGCCACCCATACCCCTGCAATCAATATGATGAATGTCATTAGCTTTATTACCGCATACTTCACACCCAATGAAATCATCAATGCCATATCCGAAATGTTTCATATAAATGTGCGTGTGCTTCTTCATTTTGTCCCATCCTGTAATGGCTGATGCACTTCAGGTTCAATTCGCCTGTAATGCTCCGACCACAATATTTTAGTTAAAGTTATTGATTTATTTACAATTTCTTCTTCCGTTGCTTCAGGAAAAAGTATATGCAGCACTTCGTGTATCACAATCTCCAAATGCTTTTTTGATCTGACCGAAGGATCAATTTCGATCAAACCATCAGAATGTGCAATACCCCATGCTTTTTCTTTACCAAGTTTGCGGTATTTAATTCTGATCTTCGGCTTCGGATTATGCAGCTTTAATTTCATCTTTCATTTCTAACAGATCAGGTCTTTCCAAATCTGAAACTTCCAATTTATGTTTACCTCGCACCTTTGCTAATGCCCTTCTGTAAATGCTTTCCTTAATGTGTAACTCTTGTAGCTTCTTGACCAAAAACACTTCCTGTTCTTCGATGCTCATTTTGTTTATTTTTTTAGGTATCATTTGTCAGTTTTTGAATGGTATTTATTACAAGTCTTACATTTATACATTACTTTAACAACACCTGTTGCAGTTGTTCTTGTCATATTTCTAATCAAATCATCACTACCACATTCAGGACAAGTACCACGATAAGCACCAAACAAAACACCATAATGACTTTTGGCTTCAATATGATTGTTCAGATGCTTAAACACCTTTTCCAAAAGTACGACATCATTTTTACAATACTTGACCATTTTATCCATTGCACCTTTGTCATTATCTAACAGGATGCTTTTCCACAAATCAAATTCTGTCTTTATTTTACTTCCAATTCCTAAATAATTTGCAATGTAATTAAGTCTGTTTGAATTAAACTTAAATTTACTTCTTGCAACTTTCAACGTATCAATGGTTGTGTACTTCGGAAACATTTCAATTCCATGAAACAGGCATCGTGTCCTGATCCATGCCAAATCAAATCTGTCCCCATTATGCCCAACCATTTCAGTTGCCTGATTAGCAACCTCTATGAAATCTTGCAGCATCTTTTTATCAGATTGCTTCCTTCAGAAATGCTGCTGGTGGTTCCAGCGACATTTTCCCAAAGCTTGGTGCTTGAGTTGTATCGAAGGATGTTGTTGGGTGCAACGCTGGTGATGGATACATCGTGAATTTCATCCAGTTCGTATCCGTTCTGAATTTTCACCTCAACCACGCCTTGGGTTGGATGACTGCGAACTACGATGCCAACATACACAAGGTGATTTGGGGCTGCTGGCTTGGTCGTTGTCCATGCTCCAGCGGTGGTTGGGGACAGATACAGTTGCGTTCCAGCGGAATAGGATTGTGTATCAATGTCGGTTAGTCTTCCAGAAACCACCACATATCCATTGGACTGATCGGATGTATCACTCTGAATAATGCCGTAGGTCTGTGCTGAATTTGTATCATTATTCGCCTGAGCCTTGGTGACTGTTGGCAAATTGCCTTGGCCACCATTGATGTAAACAACAGTGCCTTTTGTCAGGTTTGAACCAGTTGAGTTATAGACTTCGGTTACGAGATTTAATGCCTGATCTATTGTGGTTGGGAAGGTCTTGAGACTTCCATCTCCGGTCACATACTCCGAACCTTTTCCAGAGAAATTGACACCTATGTCCCCGCTAGTGGTGATCGGAGAATTGCTGATTGTCAAAGCAGTTGATGTTGTAGTTATACCAACAGAAGTGACTGTTCCGCTGCCAGGAGTCCCCGTGTAATCGATGGTGAAATTAGGATAAGTTCCTGTTACCGATATATCAGTTCCACCCGTAAGACTTACAGTTTGATCTGGTGCTTCATTGCTGATCACACCTGTCGTGTTGTCATAAGAAATCCCAGTACCGGCAGACAATGCTAGTCTTGCATCGGAGTCTGTATATTGAGTGATCGTGGAATCAATCGTGAAAGAAGGATAAGTTCCGGTGACATTTATTCCGGTTCCGGCAGTTAAACTTACAATCTGATCTGGTTCGGTATTTGTAACCGTAACATCCCCCGTGGAAACATCCACGGAGATTCCGGTTCCGGCAATGATCGAGGTTACACCAGTATTTGCACCTGTGTAATCAATCGTGAAGTTTGGGTAGGTTCCTGTAACGGATATATCAGTTCCACCGGTCAAAGCAACAATTTGATCAGGAGCATCATTAGTGATTACACCAGTTGTGTTGTCATAACTAATGCCTGTCCCTGCGGATAATGATAATCTAGCATCAGCGTCTGTGTACTGTGTGATGGTTGAATCAATGGTGAAGCTTGGATAAGTCCCAGTTACAGAAATACCAGTTCCAGAAGTTAGTGAAACAATCTGGTCAGGGGCCGTATTATTAATCGTGTAATCTGGTGCAGTTCCGGTCAGGGATATATCCGTTCCAGCAGTAATGGAATTTACCGGATAACTAATCGCAACATTTTGAATTCCAGTAACTATGCCTTTGTCGTTTACCGTCACTTCTGCCACATTGGACGCATCACCATATGTTCCAGCCGTAATTGACTGAGTATTAAGTTCCAATCCAATGAAACCAGATGTGGTAATGGGTGAATTAGTTACCGTCAAATCCTGAGAAGAAACACCAACACTGTAGACAGTACCTCCCGATCCACCACCGCCAGTGGCGTAGCCATCAAACAGCAAATGAACGATGTCATTGCTGTCACGCATATATCCTTTACGATCTGCCACATTAATTGCAAACTCATTGATTTCCAAATCGGTATATGCTGGAACAGAACCAGCAATGTAGGATCGCTTCGGTTTAACCGGGATGGGTGGATTTGGGTTGCCGGGATCAGGAGGAAAAAATAACTGACTGGAGTCAACTGCATTTAACTCAAGAATGGTTGATTCAAAATGAAGATAAAATAATCCATTGCCAGTAATAATTAAATCAGTAAAAGTGGCAACACCATTGGTTGTAGATACGGTATCAGTTCCGGTTAATGTTGCTGTTCCAGATAGAATAACCAGAGAAACTTGAACATCTGTTTCAAAGCCAGTTAAAACAACACCAAATTGGTCTTTGATACCAATAGATGGCTGAGGACTCAATATACTACCAGAAGACACTAATCCTGGCTGATCAATAATGTATAAACTATATGGTTGAACTGGTGATGGTTCATCAGCAAACCAAACTGATCCATTTGAAAATGCATAAGCTCCAAAATGATACTGATCAGGTGGCAAATATATTTGAAAACGAAGCTTATTATTTGGTGATGGCTGAACAATTGATGTACTAATATGATTGGAAACATTAAATGAATTATTATTAATACTAAATAATTGTAAAGGTAGTCCAGGATAATTAAGGTATATAGAAGCAGCTAAAACTTCATTGCTTCCTTGAAAATTCCAATATATAACTCCTGTTTCTGGCCCATTCCAGTCAAAAATTAAATTGAATCCGGCATTTTGATCTAGACCATCATTTGTTTGTGACCAAACAAATGGGTCATTTGCTGTTCCAGA